CGCAGGACATAATGGAACGCTCTACTGTATTAGACAGAGCAGGGGTTGCTGCCGCAATCAGAGCGGTACAGAAACGCAGTAAAAATAACCGTGCATTGCAAAAAGCCATCAAAGACTACAAACGAACAGTAGGCAAAGGTGGACGTGTGTTTGCTTTATCTCCGTTAATCAGACAAGTGAACCAGCTGGCAGATACCAATAATGAGTATGGAAAACGCCGAATTGCAGAACCTGACCGAAATACAGAAAACGCACAAACTCAGCTCGACGCAAGACGAGAACAGGGCAAGCGTGACAATCAAACCATAAACCGTGATTTATTCAGAGCGGTTGCAGCTGATGAGAATATCTCAGACACAGACAGAGTTATTGCTCAAGCGGCATTAGACAAGCTGAATAAAAACCTCGGTCTTTATCCAGCTGAACAAGCGCAGAAGATATTAGACGATGTGTTGGTCCGCGCATCTTCACCTTATGTCGGAATGACATACGTGAAACCCTATGTTGACAGAGTTATTCAGCAACAATCTGAAGACCAATAAAAACAATTAAATAAGGAGAAAAGCTAGATGAATATATCAGCTTTTGACCTCTTGCGTTTTATGCCAGAGGTCGAACGTATTTCTGCATCTAAAATGAAAGATGAGCAGAAAGAGCTGGTTCTCAAGGAAATGCTTTTAGCAGTACCAGAACCAGTCTTCTGTGCGTCTGCTTTAAGGACCAGAGATTACGTCATCGAAACAATAAAAGGAGCTTTAGATGGGTGCGCCAAGAACACCACGACAAAAATCCCCACCGAAGAAAGGGAACGGACCTGCACCACAGAGAGCGCCAAAGAACAACTACTTCTCAAATCTGATGAAAACACCAGAGGGCAGAGCGTTACGCAAACAGTGGTCAACAAAGCCACGCAAAAACGCAGGTCGGCCAAAAGGAGTTCCTGATGGTTACAGAAAAGAAATCATCGAACCCATTCGAGAAGAAGTCAAAGCCGAAGCCAAAAAGGTAGTGAAGATAATGGCAGAGAAATACAACATTGAAGATGAATACGCGAAAGCAGCGTTAGAAACGGCTGTTGAAGTGATGAAATGCCCAGGCGAAAATAGAGAGCGAGTAGCCGCAGCACGTCTTGTATTGGACTTCACCCGTTCCAAGCCGACAGCAAAGAATGAAGTCAGCATTACAAAAGCTGAAGATTTCCTTGCCAGCTTGGTAGATGAGGACAATGGATAAAAAACTCAAAGCTGTCAGAAAAAGACTGCTTACAGATTTTCCGTTTTACTCAAAAGCCGCTCTCAAGATACGAACCAAATCCGGTGAAATTGCGCCACTAAAGCTAAATCCAGCACAAGAAATACTGCAACAGGCCGTTGATAAACAGATGGCTGAAGAAGGCAAAATTCGCATCATTATACTTAAAGCCCGACAACAGGGATTGAGTACCTACACTGGGGGATACCTTTACTTTTCCGTTAGCCAACAAAAAGCACGAAAAGCGATGGTCATAGCTCACACTGCGGACTCTACGAGAAGCCTTTACGACCTCACCAAACGTTTTCATGAAAATATGGTCGAGATACTAAAGCCTCACACTAAATACAGCTCCAGACGTGAACTGTCCTTTGACACACTGGACAGCAGCTATGTTGTCGCGACTGCCGGTGGTGACGCAGTTGGACGCGGTGAGACGTTATCTCACGTTCATGCGTCTGAATTGGCTTTCTGGCCTAAATCTACGGCTGAAGACATTTGGAATGGATTGTCACAAGCAGTACCAAACACCGCTGGAACGGCTGTGTTTATTGAAAGCACAGCTAATGGCATGGGAAACCTATTCCATTCTATTTGGGAGGGCGCAGTTAACGGTGAGAACGGTTATGTGCCAGTCTTCATCCCATGGTTCATTGACCCGGAATACCGGGAGCCAGTACCAAAGAATTTTAAGCACACACCTGAAGAAAAGGAACTTGTGAAGAAATACAAGCTGGATAATGAACAGCTGGCGTTTCGCAGGAAAAAGATAGCCCAGAACGGCATTGACCTTTTCAATCAGGAATTTCCACATTCTCCAGAGGTCGCTTTCCTCACTTCAGGACGACCAGTGTTCAATCCTTCGCAGCTGCAAGAGTGCCTGTCCAAAGCACGTGACATCCACCAGAAGCTAGCTTTAGAGGGTGACGAATGGGTTGAGCATCACCGTGGTGAACTCCAAACCTACTACCCGCATGATGCCGGTGAGCGTTACACAATCTCAGCAGATGTTGCGATGGGAATACGCGACGGCGATTATTCAGTTGCCCAAGTCTTGGATAGCAAGAAACGTCAGGTGGCAACATGGCGAGGCCATGTGCACCCAGATTATTTTAGCCAAGTCCTCCAAGCGTTGGGATTCTATTACAATGAAGCTTTTATAATCGTGGAGAACAATTCTCACGGGATACTAACCTGCACACGTCTGGGAAAAGATTTTGCCTATCCTAACTTTTATACAGAAGTCCAAGTAGACAAGCTGACAGACAAAGAAACCATCAAGCTTGGCTTTACAACCACAGCAAAAACCAAACCACTTATCATCGACCAGCTTCGTGCTTCCATGAGGGAAGGCGAACTGGAACTAAATGACAAAACAACAATCAAAGAAATGCTGACCTATGTGGTCAGTCCTACCGGCGCAATGGAAGCTGAGCAGGGGTGTTTTGACGACTGTGTTATTAGCCTCGCATTGGGAAACCATGTGCACGAAGGCGCTTGGGAACCCGTGGAGACACCACATGAACTTTACATCGAAATGGTATAAGCAATGGCGAAATTAGAAGACTACAAAGAGTTGGACGACTCTGAAATCGTCACCATTGTTGAAGACAACATCAAGATGAGCGTTGGCTATTACGATAGCGACCTCTCACGTGAACGGCAGCGCGTTACGCAATACATGAACGCCACGTTGCCAAAGCCACATCATGAAGGAAACAGCAAATACGTCTCACAGACAGTCTTTGACGCTGTATCCAGCATGAGTGCCGCCTTGCTGGAAACATTTTCGGCTGGCAACAAAATCTGCAAATTCACCCCGCAAGGGCCGGAAGACGTGCAGATGGCTGAAGTATGTTCTGCTTATACGGA